ATGGCAACTTGTCTATTAAGATTCTAAATGAGCTAACCGCTCCAACGGTATCTAGTAATGTTCAGGTTAATGTTTTTATAAGAGCTGGAGAAGATTTTGAGGTGGGTTGTCCATCTTCAGAGCATCTCTCAAACATGTCGTACTTTGAACCACAATCTGGTTTTGAGCCATTAGAAGCTACTGATAGCGCACCTGTTGGAGCATCTGAAGTGGCATCGTTAGGCGAGATTAGTAGTGCATCTTCTAAGAAAAACTTAGTTTTCTTTGGAGAAACTATTAAATCTTTCCGAACTATGATGAGGAGATATTCACAGTACATCAATATTGGTGTGCCTGTTAATATATCTTCAGACACTTTGGCCCTCACCCGGATTTTTCAAAGAACTTTTCCTCTTTATAGAGGATACGACACATCTGGTATTCACTCGGCTGGTGTGGTGCCAGTTCCATACAATTATGTCCAAAACTCCTTTCTAACTTACGTGACTCCAGCTTACGTAGGCAGAAGAGGCGGTTTGAGATATAAGATGGTCCTGTCAACACCTCGGCATATTGAAATCGCATCTTTTGGGGCAACCCGATTATCTGAAAATGTGGCCTACTCCACATCTTCTGTAGTTCTGTCAGATAATGCAGCTACTGTTTCAGATATAGCATATAATTGCTCTAGAACCAAGCTTAGTCGTTCGACTGCTGGCGCCTTCGTCACAGTTCCTTCAGCTCAGCCTGGATTGGAAATAGAGTTCCCTTATTATCTGGCTTCCAGATTTGCATTCGCTCGCGATGTTAATTCTGATGCTAGAAACACGAGGGATGGGACTCAAGATGAGGCTATCATGACTGATTTTGTCAGTGCCATGGATATCGCTCCATCTACTTATGTCCTAGATCAATATGTTGCTACTGGTGAAGATTATACATGTTTTTACTTTTTAAATGTACCAATCATGTTCTTCTATGTAGATCCTGCCCCAACATAAACAAACAAATTAAAAATCGCGTGTGGCGCGCGTGTTGCTTTTAGCAATTGTATCCTGCATACACC